AACTCTTGCATGAATGGGGAAAGGAATAGGACTATGAAAGATCAGAGAGTTGTAGGTAAACGAAAGAATAATCCAGTAGCTCAACAGCTCTCTGATCCTATGTGGAAAATGAGGGTTGTTAAGAGTAAGGCTGTATACAATAGAAAGAAAGTAAAGGACATAGACTATGTGGGTGATAGTGAGTACAGATCCAGAGGGTGAGGACTACCCATTGCCTGATGTGTTGTTGAATGATGATGGTACAGCCAAGATATTTAAGGATGAAGAAACGGCATGGGTTTATATGAGGAAGTCTATCATGCACTATGATCTTCCTCCAGAAATGCTAGACTTTGATACAATAGGAGTAATGAGGGTACACTAATGGCAAACAAAATAGAATATTCTAAAAGAAAGTTTGATGGTAAGTGGGTACGTTGGGAGTTGATGGATTCTTTTAAGCCCAAGAGTAAGGGTGGTATCGGTTACACAGACTCATGGAATAGGTGGGTGTGGGTAGCCACAGATGTTTCTAAGGACCGTCCTCATGAAAGCACACTCAAGACTAATTAAGTATATACATCAAGGGCCAGCCAATAAGACAGGCTACCAAGCTTATGTATATACTGATGATGGTGATGTAAAGGTGTTAAAAGAATCTGTTGACAAGTCTGTCATAGAGGAGTATGTTACACAATATAACAAGGAGCTAGAGATTAATGGACATTGAGAGAGAGCTTAGAAAAAACGTGAAGGATTTACAAGAGCAATTGCAAAGGGCATATCGTAGGATTAAAACCCTACAGGATCAGATACACAGTGAACGTAGGCAAGCATTCTATAACGATCACTTCTCATCAAAAAATAATTCTGGATGGGCAATGATGGATAGTCCACCTGAATATCCTGAAGAGTACCTTGAAGAAGGACATAAAGAAATGACGTATCCTACTTCAGTATGATGGAGGATGATGCCAAGCTGTTAAGTAGGCATAACTTCCTTGAAAAATATGGTGGACATAGTGAGTGGTTCTATGATAAGATACATGGTGAGTTGATACGAGAAATTTTAGCTGACTCTCTAAAGAGTATAGAGCAAAGGGAGTTAAACCAAATGAGAAGAATAACTGTTAAGGAGTGGAAGACAATGGGTAAAGTAAAGGCATGGTTAATGGACATGGAAGAGGATGCTACCCATCTATCAAAGGATGAGTGGATCAGGAAACATGGACAGGCTAGGGAATATATCTTTGATAAGGTTCAGGATGAACTGTCAGAGGTACAGGGAGAATTGGATTTAACCAACAGTTAGAGCAGGACAATGGCAAACACAATGATACAGAGAGAACGGCAAAGATTATTCCGTTCAATTCGTAGGCAGTATATGCACGAGGGATATGACATGAAGGAATCCAGAAGGTTAGCTAAGATGGAAGTGGATGATATCATGTCGGATAAAGAAAACTTTATAGATAATTTTATTAGAGATACATGGGAAGATGCTGATGAATGAAAACGTAACTTGCATTGAATGGATTGACTCTTCAGAGTACGATGATGCAGATTGGAAGTCTGAAGAAGAGGTTAAAGAGTTAACTCCCATGAGAATCAAATCATGTGGCATCTTAGTTAATGAAGATGAATTATATCTTACATTAGCTGGTTCAGTTAATAATTATGATAAAGAATGTGAAGCACAGTATGGTGGGTTAATTACTGTACCTAAGTGTGCCATACAAAAACGATGGTGTTTTCCAAGGAGTTTTTTATATGAGTGAGAATGGATGGGTTAATCTGGAGGATCACTTAGGTACTGACGTTACAGTAGTTAATGCAGCAAGAGTATCCTTTGGTAAACAAATAAATATTATGAACGAACCAGATGAAAGGTTGATAGCTTATCTTGCCAAGCATAATCACTGGTCACCTTTCTCTCATTGTTATGTAGTGTTCCGTATCAGGGCACCTATCTTTGTAGCTCGTCAGCTAGTCAAGCATCAGGTGGGCTTGGCTTGGAATGAAATAAGTAGAAGATATATTGACAAGCCTCCTGAATTTTGGTATCCTGCAAAGTGGAGAGAGAAAGCTGAAGATAAGAAGCAAGGGTCAACAGACAATGAGGTGCATGGTAATCAGTGGATACAGGATAAGTATAATAAAGCTATTGAATTGTGTCAGCAAACGTATGAAGATATGATAAAGGCAGGGGTCTGTCCTGAACAAGCCAGAACTATACTACCTCAGTCCCTTTATACTGAATGGTACTGGAGTGGTAGTCTTTATGCCTTTGCCAGAGTATGTAATCTCAGATTAAGTGCAGATGCACAGGAGGAAACGAGATGGGTAGCTGAATGGATCTCATATCACATGCACAAACTATATCCCGTATCATGGAGAGAACTTATAAAGCACAAACTAGAGAAGGAAGAAGAGATGAGTGAACGAATGAAGGAAATATATGATGGCACATGGCCGGGGCCGGGGGTGTAATGTCATTAACTAAACAATGGGTGGACAGAGGCCCATGCCCTAAGTGTGGATCAAGTGATGGTAACGTACAGCATTTAGATGGGCACTCATGGTGCTTTGCATGTGAAACTAGATTTGGAAATAATATTTTATCTATGCCCAAGCAAGAGGTAAAGCCTATGAGTACTACAGGAAATTGGGGTGAGCTTTCTGATAGAAAGATATCTATGGATACTGCCAAGAAGTATGACACAAAGATTAAGGTTGAAGGTAATATAGTAACCCATCACTTGTATGCATACTTCAATGAGACAGGTAATCAGATAGCTACCAAGGTACGACAAACAAAAGATAAAAAGATGTGGTCAGAGGGTGACATAGGAGAGGCTACTCTCTTTGGTCAACAAATCTTTTCACCCAAGGGTAAGTATGTAACTGTATGTGAGGGTGAAGTAGATGCCATGAGTGCTTATCAAATGATGGGATCAAAGTGGCCTTGTGTATCTATCAAGACAGGAGCTGCTGGTGCATTAAGGGATTGTAAGAAAGCATTCTCTTATCTGGATAGCTTTGATCAAGTGGTCTTGTGCTTTGATATGGATAAGGCTGGAAGAAAAGCTACTGAGGAAGTGGCTCAGTTGTTTGCTCCTAACAAGTGTAAGCTAGTACATCTTGAACACAAGGATGCCAATGAGTATCTCAAGATGGGGAAGGGTGCAGCCTTCACACAGGCATGGTGGAATGCTCAACCCTATACCCCTGCTGGTATTATTAACCTAAAGGATATAGGTACATCCCTTTATGATGAGGATTACTGTGAGACTTGCCTCTATCCTTGGCCTAATATGAATGAGAAAACATATGGCATGAGGACAGGGGAGTTAACTACATTTACCTCTGGTGCTGGTATGGGTAAGTCTTCTATCATGAGAGAGTTAATGCATCACTTGCTAAGAAATACAGAGGATAACATAGGTGTCTTGGCTCTGGAAGAAAGCATAAAGAATACAGCATGGAACATCATGAGTGTGGAAGCGTCTGCCAGATTATATATCAAGGAAGTAAGGGAAGGATTCTCTAGGGATCAACTGGAACAGTGGCAAGTTAATACCATTGGCTCTGGTAGGTTCTTTGCCTTTGATCATTTTGGTAGCATAAGTAATGAGGAGATATTATCTAGGGTCAGGTTCATGGCACAGGCTCTTGAATGTAAGTGGATTATACTGGATCATCTAAGTATCCTAGTATCTGGTCAAGAAGAATCTTTCGGGGATGAAAGGAAGTCTATTGATATGTTAATGACCAAGCTAAGATCTCTTGTGGAACAGACAGGCATAGGACTGTTGCTTGTATCTCACTTACGTAGACCTTCAGGAGATAGAGGGCATGAAGATGGCAAGGAAGTATCTCTCTCACACTTGAGAGGTTCTGCCAGCATAGCTCATCTTTCTGACGGGGTGATAGCCTTGGAAAGAAACCAACAGGAAGATGATGAAGTGTTATCTAATACTACAGTGGTACGTATATTAAAGAATAGATACACAGGTGAGACAGGCATAGCTACCCATCTGTTCTATGATAGGAAGACAGGTAGAATGACTGAGATTGAAAACCCATTTGACACAGGAGATAATTAATGCCAATTAAATTTGATAGAAATTCATACAATAGATATGACTCCGTAACTAAAGAAACTATGAGTCATTGGTTATTGTCTAACGGTTATAAGGATATTAATACTGAAGAAACATATGGAGTGGATATTGTCTGTAAAGATAAGGATGATGTTGAATGTTACTTTGAAACAGAGATAAAAATAGGGTGGGGTGACTATTGGCCTGAGTCTTGGAAGGAGATACGTATTCCATACAGGAAGCATAAGCTCATAGACAAGTGGACAAAAGAAGGGTGTCTTGGTCCCTTAACCTTTGTTATATTTAATAAGAGCTTGGATCAGGCATGGTTTATGGATGGTGTAATGGTTAATAAGTGTGATGTTAAACCAATAAATAATAGGAGAAGTGCCAATGAATTATTCTACCATATCAAAGTATCCGATGCAAAGTTGGTAAAGATACTACCAAGTCCAGCATTAAAGGAGAATACATATGACAAAGATTTACTCATTAATAGTAAGTACCCTAGCTAGATGGATTCCCCTCTTGGTCTTTATACCCATATTATCGTGGATGGTTATGATGGTTACCGTCTTAATCGTAAAGCACTATATAGAGGACTTACCTTACAGCAACGGATTTTCAATGTGGCTATGTTCTTTAATTACAGCTTACGTTTTCTGTCTGTATAACTTCATGAGGAATAAACGTGTTAGTATCAATAACGAATCAAGCTGACCATCATCTGTCAGGTATAGTCAAGTCAGAGAATGCAATAGGCATAGAGCTTGGTGTTAAAGGTGGTGGTTGTGCTGGCTTTACTTACGAGTGGAATGTTTTACTTGACATTCCTGATAATCATGATATAGTACCACTCAGAGAAGGTAAGTTGTATATAAAGAAGGAAGCAATGATGCTACTCATGGACACAACTATAGACTTTTCAACTGGTATCAATGGTAACTATATTATATTCAAGAACCCTAATGCTACATCTCAGTGTGGGTGTGGGGAAAGTTTTGGAATATGAATAAAGAAAAAATGTGGGAGCACTGGTGTCCAGTGGAACATACGATTATGTACGTAGGAAAGGATGAAGAATGCAATTGGTGTGGACAAGATGAGGAATATGAAGAACGTAATCGTGGATATA